AACTCTGTTGCGAGAGTTGCTCGAGCGATGCAAGCGAAGCTCCCTGATATCCATTTCCTAAAACTCCAGCCTGAAGCTGAGGGATAAGACCCTGTAGGGCATCAAGCTGTTGAGGTGTTAAAAGATCCTGTGTCTTACTTGTAACACTAGGAGCCGAACCAAATAGTATATCTCCTAATCCCATCTTAATACTCCGACTCTGGTTGTATTCTAATCTTAGCTGAATGTAGTCTAAACCCCGGAGCAGTACCGGTTAACTTATATCTATACCGTCCAGCTATAAACTGTCTATAGAACTTTGTAGGTGGATCAGAGTCAGTACAGTTACAAGATCCAATATCCGAATAACTGCTACCTTTGTCTGAACTATATAAAACATTAACGTCCCCGGTCACATCAAACTCTACCGAATCATGCCTTACTGCTGGATTATCTTCAAATTCCTTTGTTACGATTTCATAAACAATAGATTTACCATTATCTGTACTTTCAGTAGCTGCATAGTTGAATACACTTCCAACATCGTCAGCACCACCATATATAACTGCTTTTGGGTTTCCACCTGAAAATTGTTGTGCGTTCCAAGCGGCATCACCTGCATCCCAGGGCCACGTCATATCATTCCAAGTAGAAGCTACAAGAGTTTCATATACTAAGTGTCCATAGATTCCATCTTGAAATTCTCTACGTGACCATTTCTGCTCTGTAATATGAAATCGCACAGCCCTTCTAGGAACTGTATCATCGGTATGCTGATATATAATATAGATCTCATTAGTAGCATATAACTTAAACATAGTAATTTGATCTAAGTATGCTTTATCTAATGCACCCAAAGAGCCATACAGTATGGATTTAATCTGATGCCCAACCGGAGTGATATTAAAATCACCACCGTATATCCAGATATTATCATCATCCATTACCATATGACTACTATCATCAATAGCGACTACGGCATTTAACGTTAACGCCCCGCGATCAGTAATAAATGGATCAAAGTCAAACCTCTTAGCTCCGATAGTTCCTGTCGAGCTTTGAAGTCTAGCAGCACACCGATAAATGCCCTTCGTCTTATATAGGAATAAAAATGAGTTTAAAAGTTTTCCAGCTACCAACGGATGACCGTTATCATATAAATCGATGTATCCAGAATCCCCAGTTGACCAATTAGTAATATCTGCTACATCAGACCATCTAATTCTCTGTGCATAGTTTATAGTAGCTTCAGTAGTATTGATTAAAAATATACTATTATCATAAACAGCAAGAGCTTTACATTGAGTATCGCCACCCGCAGGAAGTCCGGTTAAATTTGTAACTAGTTGGGTTGAATCATCATACAACCTTATGGGATCTACTCCATTGGTAAATATCATCTGGTCAGCCCAAGGTACAGATACTATTGAAAATCTATCGTTGACCGTGGCATTAAACTGTACACATTGTACTACCTCTCCATTAGTTACAAGAGCGGCAGGAAGGAAATCTTCAAATTGCAAATTACCAGCTGGAGCAACTCCAGGAGTGATAGCAATAATATGACTATGCCAATAACCATAAGCTGCGGTTCTAACCCTAATAGTATCCCCAATGTTAAATCCAGTAATATCATCTATATCAATGTTATCAGCAGTATAAGTTGGGTTTCCGACATAATTACCCACTGTGCCAGTTGAAAGTCCTATCCACTGTCCGGTGAGATATGCTGGACTAGTAATATCAGTTGGAACGTATAGACCTTTATTAGTAAACATAAAAGACTTAGTAGTTCCATCACTTAATATAAGTTGATGATCAGCTATAGGTACACCATATAAGCCTTGACCGAAGAATATAGTAGCACCAGTAAGATTAACGGTCTGAGGTATATCATTCGGTTGTACCCAATAAACGCTAAAGGGATAATAGAACTGATCAATTTGAACTCTATATTCAGTCACTCCATCAGCAAGCCTAATTAGTACCCACTGACCCGGTATAGCAAAATATGAAATAGGACCACCTAAAGACGCACCGATATAATTGCCTTCAGGCCCTGGAATTGTTTTAAAGTCAACTGGGGTAGCAAAGTAACCAGTATCGCCAACTACCTTATCACCAACAACTCGAGCATTTAAACAGTCAAGAAGTTCATTCTTCTGAAGTGCGGTAGCAGATAAAAATGTATTGATACCGCCAGCAAAATTTTCAATGTTTACCTCAGTCCAATCTGGTTGAATTGTATCAGGATATGGCATCGCTACTACCTATTACTAAACCACTTAAATACAAAAGCACGTAAAGTTCCACTGCCAAGGTTTATATTTCCAGCAGTGTGATTAATTAAAGTATAGGTTACTGTATCTGCAGCACTAACATAACCACTCAAGTGCAAACCTTGAAGATCGTCAGAGAAGGCTATCATTACTCCACAACCAAATGTAGCACCTTTAACTGTCATAGTACCAGTATCATATGCTGCGGGAGCGAGATCAGGTGGATCATAGCTTTCCTTAATAGCAGAAAACAGATCGAAAAAACTACTACCTGATTGATTAGCAAGTCTGTCAACTTCCAAAATAAGCGCTTGCAACTGTCCAATCTGATCAGGCTTCCAAGCATCTTTTCTAAAGTTAATAACTGTCATATACTACCAGTGGGTAATAGTAATGTTAAATCCTGTATCTACAAGATCAGTACCTTCTGAAAGGCCGGCAGGTGTTATCTCTTTAATGTAAAAAGTAACTGTATTAGAACCTATCGTTATATACTCCATAGTTCTAGATCTAAGAGGAAAAATAGGACCAGACTCCACAGTAGCAGTTATACTGTAAGTAAGCTTTCCGAGATTGTGAGTAACAGTAAACTGACCAACACCAGTCCTAGAAGCACTTAATCCATTAGCTTGTATGGTGCCCCCACTAGAATTAAATCTGCCAGCAAGTAAATATGTGGTGGCTACTGGTGCAACTAATGTCGAACCGTTAGTTATCCTAACAACAGTTCCAGCTTGATTCATGTAGTAGGCTTCAGTTACACCACCGACATCCTTAGTATAAAAGAAACCTCTATTAGCAACAGGAGTAGGATTTGATCCCTGTTCATTACAACCAAGATAAGTAAAAGAAGTCGGAGGTGTTAATACACCAGCTGTAGTAACCTGTTGAACTGTACCGCTCGCACTGCGATAAAATAACTCACAGTAAGCTCCCACATTTCTAGCGAATAGGATACCATAATCTGTTATGTGAGTCGGATCAGTTGGCTGATGAGAAAGATGCGCCCATTTATGATAGCCGGAATTATTATTAGAACTACCTTCACCGCCATAGTAATGATCTACTTCTAACCTTTCTCGTACATCTTTCTTAATTTCTTGAATACGAGTATATCCTTGACGAATAACTTGTGTACTAGGAGGTGTGGCCTCATAGGAGGAATTCCAAGTTCTTGTAAATGTAGTCATACTAATAACTCCAAACAGTTGGACGCGGTTGTCCAGGTGCGTCCGGTAAATTATCTAAGTGTAAGTACCTGGAAGTTCCCTTTTGCTTAAATCCAAAACCAGTAAAACCAAGTTTTATAGCTTGTTCCATAACTTTGAAAGCTTGCTTCCTATTCACATCAAGATCAACAGATTGTCCAGTAGTATGCGGTCCATTTGGACCAGTAGTTGCAACCTTACAATTATAGGCCGGGCAACGATAACCTGAATTTACTCTCAACGGAAATTGAACAAAATCCCGAAGAATATCAAGTTTATCTATAACCTCATCTTTCATAAGGTTTTGACCGCAGCCACAGTGACAAGCGAACTCCTCACGTTTAAAGTATTTCCATCTCATCGGATACTCCTAACGAAAGGATCACGCCAATACTGTGGTCCGCCACCTGTACTTACAGTAGCTGATACAGTTGTATGTATCCGCCTGTTATCTTCTTCTATAAGTTCTTGAATCATTGCGCTGTAAATGTTAAAATACTCTTTAGCTTTATCTTCTCTACCAAATCTCTGATAGACCATACTTACACATAGATTGATAATTGCATCATCATGTGCTAGCAAATCTGGGGTATCACCAGCAACCCGCTCGCCGGCTGTAATCCTACGAGGATATGTCTGAATACGAGCTTGATACTCATAGGTTAAGTCTGGAGCTACGTTAAGCTCTACAGCATTCTGAATTGTATCATCACCTGATAACAATTTCGTGTTGAAGAAAGTATAAAAAGATGGTTTATACCGAGAACTATAATCTGGATCTGGAAACTGTTCATCAAATACAGTATGTGTTAAACCAGTCAGCTTTTGCATTTGACCAGATGCACTATCTCGAATCTTCATTCCGTAAAAATTCTTAACCTGATAGTCACCGTCGCTGGTGAGTTGAAAGATTCTATCTTTCCTACGATCGGCATATGTATCAGTAGGCTGAACGGTGAGATTTCCGATAACAGTATGTTTCATCTCGTTCCATTCATGCCTTCTGGCGATCCTATACTGAGCAAGGTCTATTAACCGATCTACTTCCGCAGAGGTAAGATCTGCTCGGTTAGCATGATGAAGCCTAACCTGGTCGTTTATCTCTTGAAAAGTTAATATGCCCATAAATCACCTAGGGAATTGGGGGGCAGTTTCCCACCCCCCTTTTCCTGTTAGAACGGAAAGTCGCAAGCAATAAGATTAGCAGAGTCAATCATGACTACTCCAACCCTAGCACCAACGGCCACGATATTCGGCGTCGTGCCAGCGTACAACTGAAGCTTAAGAACTTTATCAGTTGCTGATGCAGCAAGACTCGAACCGTTCGACGGCGTACCAGCCAGATCCTGATTGGGCGTAGCCGGGCCCTTAATCTGAATCCAACCGTAATATGCCGTATTCTGAACGCCCGCCACAGTACCTTGCAAAAGCCCGGCACCGGTTGGGTTAGTAGCATCGTTTGCGTCCGTAGTATCCAGCACTACAACGCTGTTAGTATAACCTGTGCCTGCGCCATAACTGACACAATCACCTGCCACACCAGCAACAGTAGCTGAAGTGTTCTGGATCTTAACATACTTATAACACTTTGCACCTTCCCACCGAATAACTCCAACGCCTTCGAGATCTGACGATGAAACATCGGTAAGTTTGGAAACAAAGATACGCTTTTGACCACCTGCCATGACATATCTCCTTATACTGCGGGTAGGTTAGAGATGACGCCATGAACCCGACGCCGGTTAGTGGTCATAGTACAAGCAGTTACAATCTGCGCTGCACGATCATTAACCTGTTCCGGGATCGGTTTCCACTCAGTCATATCAAAGTTCATACCAGGATCATAGACAAAGTTAAGATACCTAGTATTCAGGAAGTACATACACTGAGCTAAACATTGTGGCGACCAGATGATGGGTATATTCTTGAAGGCAATACTATCAAATCCCAAATCCAACATCTTAGTATTCGATACACGAAGAACACCATTGACACTGGTAGTAGGAAGTGCTACACCTTCATAGAGTTCATACCGAGTCTGATCCGTCAAGATAATATCTGGTGCATCCTGGGTGCGATTATTCATGCACTTATTGTACATGGTACGCATATCCCCAATAGCAAGATTCATCGTGCCGGCTGAGCTGACGGTAAATTGATTTCTCCACCAAGAATATGTTGCCTGCGAAGAATCAATACCGCCTACGGTACCCTGCCCATCAGTTGTTTTTACTAGAACCTGTAGACCATCAAACGCACCTGTTAGTGAAGCTGATACGTTTGCACAAAGACTAATCTCAAGTTGATCAATGAGACTATTCTTTGCGTTGGCCAGTTTAGAGTTCATAAGACTCATAATCTGAGTTTTGCCTCGGTTCTTCTGATCGTCAGTACCAAATCGCACTAGCGGTGCGACAAGATAGTGCCAATCATATACCGCCTGAGTCAAGAACTCACGATCGTTGAGACTTACTGTACCGCCCTTCCCGATGAAACCTACTCCATCGTTCTTAGCGTACTCTACAGACTCAAGGATTTGGCGCCCGCCGATAACCGACTTCAATCTACCATTGGACTTCATCCATGCCCAAAACGGAGTTGAATCGAAAATGTTATCGATCGCCTCCGATTTCATGTGACTCCACGTGGTAGTATATAGGTTATCTAGGGCTTCAGTAAGTGTTAAAGCCATTAGACTACTCCTAGTTGATTAAAAACACCACGCTGCCGTCATTCACCAGTATTAGAAAGCAAAGGAAAAGCCTCAAGGGTCTCTTCCCATGCTTTTGCTGCAGCATCATCAGACGTCATCTTTACTTCTTTACCATCTTCTCCGACCGTACTGCCGGATGTGGGAGTCAATCCGCCAAATGGTAGCTTCTTCTCCTTAACCTCGTCATCGGTTTTTCCAGATTCTCTAGCTATCTGAGCATCAACGTCTTTAGCTTTATCAGGATTCTCAGCTCGTGCCAGTTTGTAAGCACGTTCAAAGGATAGACCCGGAGTTTCCTCAATAAGGGCTTTTACCTCATCGACGAAATGATACAGGCCAGGATTCTCCTTAGCAAATGCTTGCAATTCCTGCTTTGCTGTTTTCTCCGTCACATCGTTAGAAAGAGAACTCATATCCTTTCTAACAAGATCTACTTTCTTCTCAACAACGTCAGCAACCACCTTACTAATATGTTTCATCAGCTCGGATGGTTTCATCTCATTGAACTCATCCTCTGACATTTGCTTATCGTCGTCATTTTGATTACTGCCAGAGGCTGCGCCATTCAACCGTTCTTTGAGCATACCGCCCAATTCTGTAAGCTGAGCTTGTGTCTGCTTTTGGCCGACACCCATAGCTGAGACTACAGCAACGAGCTGCTTAAAAGTAGGGTCATTCTTAAGATCAAATTTAGTTTCGTCAGTCATAGTATGCTCCGTTTAATGAAAGATTTTCTCAAACTCATCAGCCTTATTATTGGCTTCCTCAGGCAAAGATACAGTTCGTTGCCTATTCTCACTACCCTTAGCTACAGTCTTTGCAATTAACTCAGACTGTTTAGTTTGATACGCTCTGATTAGCATATGATAAGCATCTTCAAGGCGTCTATAGTTCACAAAATCAATGTTCGGCATTTCAACCGTAACAAGTTGATTTTTATTAAACTTCAATTTAACAATAGTTTCGTCAGCCATTTCATCTCCCTGTTCAAATTTTGAACAAACTAGATCCCGTCAAAAAATCGCGATGTCCAACCATTCTCAGCACAAGTATCTAAAAAGTGCTTCTTATCCCTCAATACTGTACCTCCCGGTCCAACGTGTTCATGATAGAATCCCTTTGGAAAGGATAGCCTACTAAATACTTTCGGAGGATCAAATACCTGCTTCACAGGTCCGCCGCATAAACAAGATACACCCTCACGATACTTAGTATAATCAGATACAGAAAGAACAAAAGTTTCTTTCTCACCACAATTCTTACATTCAAATTCGTAGATCATTGTCCGCCTCCTACACCGGGAATAACACCAGGAAGTAAAAGTTGTGGAGCTTTGTTTGCAACATTCTGAATCACCTGTCCAAACTGACCAATACTCAAAGGCTGATCTGGAGTCAATCCAGTACCTGTTGGTAATCCTCGAATCATATCATCAAAAGCCACACCATGCATCTCCCTAAGAAGGTATGAAGTAAGTTTATAAGGATCAATCAAAGGATTTGTAGAAAGTACCTGATAAAGCTTCAAAGCCTTAGCTTCACGCAACTCTTTTGTCTGTGGTAGTGACTGATCCGGGTCAGCCATTACATTGTAACTAGTACGCTGCAACATTGCAGGACGGAAAGAAATCCAGAATGGAACTCCTGCCGGTCCTATAATTTCCTCGACCTGATCTCGTGACCAATGATCGAAGATGAGAGGGTGATAGTCCTGAACAATTTCAACCAGTAGATCAGCAACCATATCACGACGTTCATCAATTCTAATGTTCGCAGCCTGTTGAACTATATCAGCCTCAGTTGCAGTTGCAGCCCTCGATCCAGCACGATACTCACCAAACTGATTACGACCAAATCCGAGAGTTTCTCTAATATCCTGCTCAACAAGAGCAGCAGAATTTAAAAGACCCTGAGGGATATCAGATGCAGTTGGACCCATCTTAATCGATGTATTTGGATCACCCTCGGTGAAAGCTACAGCACCCACTTCAGGACTTAAGAGTTTTGCTACTTCCTCCTCAGAGATTGAATTCCTACGAGCGAGAATCTTGAGAATACTCAAACGTCGATGATACATCGTATGAGTTTTGATCTCATTTATCTCAAGTTGCAACGGTTCGAGCATCTGACTATCAGGGATACCCCACATTCTTTCGTCATCTTCATTGAATACTAGAGTATTAGAAACGTTGATTTTGAGGCGTGCAAACTCATCATCCTCAAACAATAGAACACGATCCCGAACCTGAGGGCAGATAACAAATACCTTACCTGTTTTCTTATCCCTAATTTCATACAAATCCATCATATCTACAGGATACTTAGAAGACATTTCCATACCTGTAGCAAAATCTGAAACTGTTGGACCAATATCCTTAGCATTTTTAAATCTAGTGTCAGCTTTTACGTCGCCTACTGGGCGGCGAATAACAAAGCAAGACCAACGAGTATCTTCTATATACTCCACCTCTGCCTGAGTGATAAAGGTAGAAGGGCTGGCTCTCATAAACCAAGGCATGTTTGGTTGAATATTGTAGTTATATTCTACATACTCCCTCAAACTTCCCCGTCCCGATGTCACATCTATAGGAGCAGACTCTTGAAACGGTTGGGGAGTAGCTTGATAAAGAGAGCCAAACCCTTTCTTTCCAACACCAGTACCGAACATCCAAGCATCCTGAACCATGCGTTTAATCTGTTTTTTCACACCCATAGTGCGAAGTAAACGATTATCAACACGTTCCATTAACTTAGCAAGAATAGCATTCTCAAGTCCAGGTTTTGTAGGAACGAGGGAAATAGAGGGATTTTGGAAATAAATCCTGGGTACTGTCGTCCGTAGCATTTTGAAAAATACATTAGACGGCAGCACACCATCCCTCCACTCCCCTCGATAGTACTGTCTCCAGCGCGACCAGCTGGCCTCATAAGCAGCTCTCTTTCGATAATCTAGACCCTTGCGAATCTGCTGCAACCAGTAGGAAACATCTGGTTTCCCTTTTACGTAGCCATCTGGCATTAGATATACTTCCATTCAAGGAGTTTAGAAAACGAAGGCTGTGCACAGGAGAGTAATGTAGTATCGTAAGACTTTCCTGGAAACTTTACAGCCTCAACCGTGCGATATACTCTATCAGCAGATTCCTTTGGGCTAGGTCCATGAGCAACAGCAGAAAGAATACACCGACCTCGAGCTAGACGATAATCCTGGCCATCTTTAGATACGTTATGAAACACTAGATGTTTAAGGCGCTCATCGTTCAGGCCCAAGATCGGTGCTCCTGATAAACCATCCTCAGGGCAAATCCCTTGCACAACAGAAACGTAATCCTTAGTTTTCATCGGTTCAATATCTACCGAGAAGGCAACAGCATTTAAAAACTCTCCCAGGTCGTTTTCAATAAGTTCTAAGATTGAATACGAAATCGGGAAAAGGAAACCAAATCTTACACCTAGTACATAGGTTGCTCTTTCACTAATAGAAAGAGTCAAATATACTGGACCTTGATATCCAGTAGAACGTAAGAAAGGTTCAAGCTTTGCTAAAGTCTCAGTAACAAGTTTACTATCCTTTGAAACCAGATGAGTCATTACAGATCCAGTATAGGAATTACTTGTCTTAGGAGTAATCGAAAACAAGTCAATCCACTTCAACCCGTTAAACCAGCCACCCAGGTAATAGTCATATCCTGGTACTATCTCTTGAAATATAACTCGTTGATTCAGTGGAATCTTAGAAATACTCCAAGCTAACCAATCCCTATAGTCGCAACGAATCTCAGTATTATTGTACTTAATTAAAGTACGACGAGCATCCCATTCGATTGTACCCTCAACGACCTCACCAAGATCGCCAAAGGATTTTGTCCTAGGAATCGGTAAACCGAGTCTAGTAAACAAATCATACTGCTTCGCTGCATCACTATTAGCAAGTTCTGTAATATCGTTAATTCCGATAGCAGGCCTGTTATAGAACTTCAAGCGTTCCATAAGTCTAGGCCAATTACCACAATCAGCAATAACGAATTTACAGTCTTTAATTGAATCGAGCATCTTCTCGGAAAGAGTAAAGATACCAGTATGTTCCTCGAGATTTTGCCCAAGCGAAAACACCTTAACCTCGTGTTGCTCTTTAACAAGCTTATGGGCAAAGCCCAAGCTACTTCCATCTTTCGTCAATATGAGAATATTCACTGTTGCGTCAACCTATGCTGTGGTGGTATTGGAAAGTTACGAGTTGATTTCCTATTGAACTCGTGTAAGATAGAATCAAGAGAAAACGGATTGTGAGTAGATATAACTTTACGATTCTGCTCTGAGACCAAAATCTCTTTTAAGAAAGCCTTTCTTGCTCCCATCTGACAAATAGCCGCTGCCATTACACGATCATCGAAACAACCCTCCTGAGCCTGGAGTTTACCCTCCTCAGTTTCTACAAAAGTAGATAGTTCGTCCTTCAAACCTGGACTTACTATTTTGAATCCATCTGTAAATTCTTTACGAAGATTATTAATCAACAAGGGCTTGGTTTTAGATGTAGTACGATAACCAAACTCCAAGACAACTTCTGTATCCTCCTTACTAGAATATAGAAGATGCATTGGATAAATCTTTTTCAACTCCAACAAAGTCATGCCGCCATGATTATTACTTTCAACAGTCACAAAGGCATCGTTAAACATTTCTCCGATATACTTAATCTTAAAAGCTAGTAGATCAGGGGGAACATTATCGACAACGTATTCTCCAACCTGTCTATTCCGCATAATATCCAGGACGTGAATAACACTACGATCACGACCCACACCAGCAGAAACGTCAACTCCCAGCGCATATTTACTTTGAGATATACGACCCAACTCATCAGTATCTACCCACAAACCACTGTCGATTTGTTTCCAGGATTCTCGTGGTTCATAGTTAATAACCGGAAACAGACCAAAACCAGTACTCTGGAAACACTCATCAAGAGTTATTGGATATTCCTGTTTGAAGTTTTTAAGGTCGTAATCTAACTCCTCTAACTTTATCCGCCTCCAAGCAATTTGCTCGAGATTGAGAATTCCCTCTTCGTAGAGTTTAATCTCTTCCCAAGCAGGATTAAGGTTCGTCTTTAAATCTTTCTTTTCCTCGTCAGTTAGAGATATACGATACTCAGGAAAGTTAAGCCAATTGAAAAAATGGAGACGAAACTGAGAAGTTCCTGCATAACTATCCATGCAGCGACGATGATAGTAGTTACCCGTACCGTTACCAGTACTTTCCTCGATAATTTCTCCAGTCCCTATTGGAACTGCTTGATATAGACCTGTAGTCAATGCTTTCGGATCTGGCCAATAAGCGATCTCAGAGCAATGTAAGTTTGTAATCATATCACCACGACCAAACTTCTTTGCTCCGGCTGTTCCTATATAGAACATTGAATCAGTCTTAGGAAAGGTAATCTCATTCTTATTAGCAAGCTTCGTCTTAGCTTTTGGACCTCGAAGGTTTTCCAAAATATAGTGAACACGAGCCAACATTCTCTGAGTGGATTCAGTATCGTGAGAAATGACAACAGCACGAGTATTACGCTTATAAAGACAACGCGCAGTCCAACGAGCTAGAACATAACTCGTAATACCTAACTGCCGAGCTTTTGGTACTCTATCCCGTCCAGTTAAATGAGAGTCGAGTAAGGCTTGTTCTCTATTTAACACAAACGGCACATCGTCTCCCGACTTCGTTGGGATCATGAACATCGATTCTATAATCGCACGTTCGGGAGTAGCCATCTACCAACCGCCAATTAAGTCACTGTTAGCTACATTAGTGATAGAATCTCTTACCTGTGCAATCTCTAGTGGAATGAAAAACGGAACCGCTGCAACATTCCAAGTAACAATGTTTCCATCTACATCTGCTACCGACACAAGACCGATTCCCATAACCCAGAGACCACGCAGAGGAGGACTATATACTGTAACATCACTCTGTATAATCGGAGTCTGAACTTTCCAAATACCTAAATCCATTATCCTACTTCCTTAACTAAAAATAGCCACCAATTACAAAAGTTGGCCCAGTTGCAACTCTTCTTATTTTCAGAGGAATATAAGTAGGAACTACAGTTATATTCCAACTAATATTCACATTAGTACTATCCCTTAGAAGATAAAGCCCAGGAGTTGTTACATAGATACCATCTAATGGAGGATTAAACATAGCAAAAGCACCAGGTAGTATTGACATCTGCACTTTCCATAAAGGTTTAGCTATCATTTACCAGTACCGTTAAAAATGTTCAACTGTAAATTTTGAGCATTAGCAATGATTTGCTGAGCTACATCCTCCGCTGTCTTAGCTGGATTAGTGTCACCGGCGATAGTTTGTTTCAGTTTTGAATATGCAGATACTGCTTGAAGTTTCTCTCGAGTATTACCTGTTTCGAGAGTTGTTCGCACAGCATCTACACTCTGACCCAACAGAGCGTCAATCTCCATCTGACGGGCAGCATATACGTTCTGGAGAAAAGCTTTCGCAAGAGGATCGTTAAGAACTCTCCAAGTTGTGCTCATAGAGATATTCATCAACTCACTGATCTTCTCCATTGAAAGACCACTTATATGATAGTTGATGATTTGCAAATGACGAGCAGTAAGAAACTTGAGCTTCTGTGCCCCATTCTCGTGGCGAATTCCCAACGCTTTCTCGCGCATATACTGTGCGGTTCGGCGGGAAGTACCAGGGATAAGCCTCACAGGTGGCCGACCTCGGTGCTTCGCCGGCGGCGGGTCCAGTGCCCGCACGACCGGCGCTGCCTCAGCCTCGGCCCGTGTCGGTCCGCTCGGTAGCTTCATTAAATGATTGATGCTGTCCATCATCCTTCGCCAGTTCAAATAACTTCGAATTTATCTCTGCGAATCTCTCTTTGAGACTCCAAAGTTTCTCGACTTCCAACTTCTCACTTTTTGGGCTTTCCACCTTTTGGCCCCTTACCTAACTTATCTAGCAAATTCAGTACTGGTGCCCTAGTCCCCTTCGGTGCCTTATCAGCTGCCATTTGGAGAGCTTTAAAGGCGTCCAACGAATCCATCTGAATCTGGTGAATAGCTTCTCGTAATCTGATCTCTTTCTCCGAGAGCATCCTAGCGCCTTCAATTTCAGTGTCTACTAACTTCAGTTTCTGGACCCTCTCGAGTTCTTTCTCAAGTTCATCTATTTGTTGTGCTCGACTCGCTTGAGCTTCCCAAATAGCCTCAAAATCTCTTACCACAGTTCCCTCAGGAGGAAGCTTATCTACATTTTTCTCGGTTGGGAGAATTTTTACATTCTTACCCATTTTCTGTTCTTGAAGGTTTCGGGTAATAGCCTTTATTTCAGCATCTCGTGCTGCTACATCAGCTCTAACTTTAGCTACCCCTTTATATCCTTTAGCTAGAATAAGGTCGTCTAGTTTATCTTTAGCTCGACTTAAAGGAAACTCAAGATCGCCTAGCATCTTATCTATCTTATCTTGTGGTATAAGATCAAATTTCTGAACATCTTCAGCATGAAGAGTTCCCAGCTTCATGTAAACCTTATCGTACTTATTCTGAAGGGAACGAATAGTTTCTGTCAGTGCTTTAACTTTAGGGTCTTTAAGATGACCTTCAATATCGTTGATAGCCCTACCGAAAGCCTTTTCCTCGGGACCACTTCTAATAATTCTTGAATCCACCAAACCTTTAATAGAGGCTCTAGCTTTAAATAAAGCACCATGCAACTCGTTCAACCCTCTCATAGTCATATCAGAGGGAACGCCCCTCAACGCACCCATACCAAGAAGGGTAGAATTCTCAAAAGTTCTA